TTTTAGATTAGAAGTGATCCATCGTTCAACTGCATCGATTGTATTATACTTATATTCGATACATAGCGTTTCGAAATATTCTGGTATTATAGGAAGTTTTCTTGTTCCTAATAATGTATTAGGATTAGGCTGCAATAGATTCTTCATAATGTGCCGTAACTCCAAATGGACCTTTTATATTACGTTGAAGGTCACCGTGTACTAAGAATACTGTATCACAATAGTCTGGGTCGCCCCAGCTATCCCAAGCGTATCCGTCTGTAAACATAATAAACTTTTTTGGTTGGATATCATTTTGTTTCATGTATGTCCAGTTAACCATAAAGTCTGTGCCACCACCGCCTTTAATGTCATATTCGGTTATCATTCTTCCGTCGTCTGCACTAAAGTCATCTTCATTATACACTTCAGTGTCAAAGCACCAAATTTTAATGTTGTAGTCTTTGTATTCATCCATAATACCTTTTATTTCAGAAAGAAAAATTCTTGCTTGAGTATTACCGATTGACCCGCTCATATCTAATGCAATACAAATATCAATAGTTTCTTCAAAATTCATACCTGGAAGAATAGCGCCTGTATGCCAACCTTTACGTGAAGGACGTATAAACGTATAATCGTTTTTAATTGTACTTTGTATTTGTTGTCTAAGAATCTCACGCCAGTTCATTTTAGGCTCTGTAAGATCTTTAATCATACGTGCAACACCTGCAGGAATATTACCGGCACCTGCTGTCTGTGCTGCCGAAATCATGCCTTCTTTAATTTCGTCACGTATTTTTTTAAGTTCTTCTTTAGAATATGAAGGACGACCGCCTTGACTTTTACCTGAACCTGGGGTGTTACTGTCTCCATCGCCAGCACCATCGTTAGCTTCCCAATCAACATGTTCGTCTAATAGTTCACCAAGTTGTTTTAGTTCTTCATCGTCATACTTGCCAAAGATGTCATCGTATACTTCTTCTGATGTCCAACCTTCATATTTAAAGTCTTGAAAGCAATCAATAAATGTTGGCTTAGTACCAATGCGATCACGTACTAAGGTATTATTTACAATATAGTCTGCGGCAATGTTGTAAATTTGTGGATCTCTATCATCTCGACGTGCTAAGTGATCAAATACACAATGCAGAATTTCGTGTGCAATAACAAACTCAACTTCTTTGTTTGACATTGCATTAAAGAACTGTGTATTGTAATATAAATTACGTCCGTCAACAGCGGCAGTAGGACACCAGTCGTCTGCCGCTTTAATGATTAAACGTGTTGCCATGTTACCAAAGAAAGGATGGCGAAGTAGTAATCCTACACGAGCAATAATAATACGATCTAATACTTCAACTCGCATTTCTTCTAATGCTTCTGGAGTAATATCAGGGTCTGGAGACCAATTCTTTTTACCTTCTAAGTTGTATAGTACATCTGAATTAAAAAAATCTAAAGGCATAACCTTCTCCTTATGCTGATTGTGCCGCAGTAATATACTTACCATAACGTTCGTGGAACTCGTCAAAACACTCAACCTCGTCTGGGTCAATTGGAAGGCTGTATTGTGTAAGTGCAAGTTTGATACCCATAACAACTAACTCGGTGTCAAAGTTATCCATTGCAAAGCGCAAGAAGTTGTTAACTTTTTCGTCAAACTTCTTATCGTTTTTATTTACTGCTTCTTTTAGTTCGTAACATAGTGATACAGTTAACGAATACATAGCACTAATTTCTTTGTTTTTTAGTTCACTTACTTTACCTGCAAGAATGTCAGTTGGGTTAGGCATTTTAGATGCAACTTTGCGGTGCGCCATAAACTTTACAGCAAGACCCTCGCCTACTGATCCGCTTACAAGATCTGTTGTAGTTTCTTCATCTTCACCGTCTTCTAACAGTTCTGATACAAATGACCATGAACGAGGCGTAGCAAACGAACGACTTGGACTTTTAGGATCAAAGTCATATAAGTCTTTTTTACTAAATGTTAAGTAACCTACAACATCAGTATTTTGATTATTGTCTACAGCCCATTCAAACCAATCGTCAAAGTTAACTGCAAGCTCTAAGTGTACAAAGCGATTTGCCAACGGTGCTGGCATACGGTATGTAACACCTTTGTCCGACTCGCGGTTACCTGCCGCAATAATAGTAACATTGTCTGGAAGTTTGTAAGTGCCAACTCTACGATTAAGAATAAGTTGGTATGCTGCCGCTTGTACTGCCGGAGCCGCAGAGTTCATTTCGTCTAAGAACAATACAATGTTGTCATACTTAGCAGCCATTTCTTCATCTGGTAATTCGCTCGGTGCGCCCCACACCATTTTACCAATATTTGAATCAAAGTATGGAATACCTTTAATATCTGTAGGTTCCCATAATGACAAACGAATATCAATTAGATGACTTTTAGGTAGTGTATTTGTAACCTGTGCTACAATATCTGACTTACCAATGCCTGGAGGTCCCCAAAGAAAGATTGGACGTTGTTTCTTCATAGCACGTAAAATGCTACGCTTTGCTTTGTTAGGTGATACTGTACGAGTTGCAATATTTTCCATTGTGTTTGCCCTTTGTTGCTTTTGCTATACTACTAATATAATACATCTTGAAGCAAAAGTCAATCAGTTTTGGTAAACTTTTTCAAAGTTTTTGTCATACCATATCGGTTAATGTCTCCTGAGAAAAGACTTAGTTCGACTGCTTTCTTTTCGCTCGTAACATATATTCCAGACTGTGTTAAAAAATAAGGACAGTCGATAAACTTATCTAAGAAAATTATTACTTGTGATGTAAGTTTCATTTCTTTAGGAAACGGAACATCGTACATAGTAATATTGAGTTGATGAAGCATATCAAAACCTTCATCAGTAAGACGTAATCCGCCAACTTGTTTATCTCGAGTATTCTTCCACCATAGCTTTAAATGTTGTTCTACAGCAATGTCATCTGTACTTTTATCTAAATGTTTGAGGAATACTTTAGTGTATTGTTGTTTCATATTACAGAAACTTCATCGCCTTGTGTGAGTTTATGTACTGCAAAGTCTTTACAATTAAACATTTTATTTAATTTTTTAGCAAGATTTATTGCATGACCGGGATTAGAGAATGACACTTTCTTGTATTTTGGCCCAGGATAGTTTGTAACTATGTTCATAGACTTTAAATTAAACGGTTTTCCGAGATAAAACACTGCCCATATAGCTTCTGATTCGAGTACTTGCTCGCTTTTATAAGTTACTTTGTCTATTTTTTCTAATAGAATCGTCGGTTTTGGTCTACTCATATGCGTAATCCTTTTGTAATATACGCATATATTTATCCAAAAAAGTAGTAATATACAGTTATATCTAAAACTTTTCGCCTTCTAAAATAACACTTATTACTTCTTCGGTGTTATTATTCTTAGATATTAGTTCTTCGAGATCACCATTTAGTCGTGCTAATAATTCGGCTAACGTAAAAGTAATAGACTTAGCAGTTTGAATATCAATTCTAATTTCTCGTTGATTACTACTATCAGCAGTTTTTACTTGTTGAATAAATTTTTCAATAGGGAACGTGTTTACTGGATCTTTCATTTCTTAGCTTTCTTATTTGCTAAACCTAACTTGTGCTTCATTTCTAATTCAGATAAAAACGGTCCTTGATAGTTGTAACGTTCAAGTGTAATTAACTTTGGACAGAAACTTTTAACCCAGCCTTTATCAAATCTAATAATATAATATCCTGCACTATATAAACTTGTAGATTTTTTACTTTTTGTAAAAAGAGGCAGTTTTTGTTTTACATTATAAACAGCATTCTTAGGTGCTACATTAGTAGGATAACCGTGTACTTCAAAATCTGATTGTACTTCTATTACATTTTCATAAAATATAGTATTACCTAACTCTTTCTTAAGAGTCTTTTTATCTTTAAAAAACTTTTGTGTTAACGGAGTGCTTAACATGTATCGGTCTTCGTCATAGCTTAACGTGCCAATTTTATTATTGCCGCTTTCAACTATCCAAAACTTATTTTTTAGAATTTCTTTTGCTTTGATTGTCATTTAATATACCTTGCTTGTAATGGGGTTGCATAAAGTGCCGCTTGATCTGCAATACGTTGCATATCCCACTTGGCACAAAACTTCATAAGACGCATACCTACTTGTGTTATATCTTTGCTTTCTACTGTCTGAATAATATTATCGATAGTTTCTCTAATATGTGCAGGTTGTGCTGTAAGATCGCACAATGTAACATTACGGTTGTAGTCATCAAGTACACGATGTTCTACACCTTCATGATCTACCCAACGCTGTAGCATCATGTTGTTCCAGTTATAACCTTTAGTGTGTTTATCTTCATATGCTTCAATTAGTCCAACTTTGTTCTTAGTGCCTTTCTTACGTACACCAGGATACGCACTAAACACGTTATCACTTGTGTCGCCACGCATACACTTTTCAAACAGCATAAAGTCAGGCTGCGGCGCTGGCTTCTCTTCTTTAGTTTTCTTATCAATTACAGGCTTGCCGTTGTCGTCAAAGTAACCCTCATGTGTAATAGTAACATTCTGTATACCGTTGTACTGCTTACAATTAGGTGCAATAAGTTGCGCAAAGTCACCGTCGGTACTAAGAATAACATGATTATCATTGGGATGATTCTGTACCCAACCTGCAATAAGATCGTCAGCTTCTAACACAGGATTTTGTAAAACAGTGCAGTTAGTCTTCTCTGATACAAAGTTCTTAAATTCGTCAAAGATCTCAAAAAAGACTTTGTCTTCATCTGCTTGTGCAGGAGTCATTGCATCTCGAGTCTCTTTGCGGTTACGTTTGTAAGGCTCATAAAAGTCTTTGCGCCAGCTACGTCCTTCTAAACAAAATACAATATGATCAGCATCAAAGTCACGCCATGCTTTCTTAACGCCATTAAGCGTAATATGTAGGGCCATACCTACCTTAGTGTCAATGTCGCCACGTACTACATGCCTTGCACGAAAGAACGTGTTGAGTGTATCTACGAGAATATAAGTTGCCATTAGTTTGCCTCTGTGTAATTTATAGTATTATTATAGCACCAGATCTGGCTGTTGTCAACCATTAAGATATTTCACTCTTGCCCTTGTCAATTGGAACTACATTAATATACCCTGCTCCAGTTTTAGGATCTTGACCTTCTTCTCCCAGCATTTGTGATACAATAGTTCTAAACCATGCATCAACAATCTGCTCATTTGATTCACCGCTATATCCTGCGTCAAGTAATTGTTCAATAAACTCATTATTCCAATCGAGCTCAAAGAACCCGTTTCGAATGTTATCAGGATTAACTTGCGTATCTAATACAGCAACCCATGCTTCGCCCTTCTTAGTAGCAAGTTCTTTTTCTGATTCTAATGCTTCTCTACGAAGATCTTCAGCAGTTTTTACTTTTTCGTCAACTTGCTCTTTTTCTTTCTTTTTGTCTCTTACGAGTTTATTCCACCAGCTCATTAGTATTCCACCGTTTGTTTTAAATATTGTATTTCAATTTGTTTAGCACTAACTTCTTCACTATAGCCATCATCGATTCTATAGGTTACTCCTTGCTTATACAATTTGATATTTAGTTTGTTAAGATCTTTAATAAGTGTATTAAGTTCCTTAACCATATCTGCTACTTTAGG